GCTTCGTCTAGCTTAGGTAACAATCTTACGTCCTGTCTGCAATAATGAACGTACAGAGCAGGGTCTTCCCACCAAGTTTCATCGTGACCTTTCTCTAACTCTACTTTCTTTTCTCCTAATATTTCATAAGCTACGTCATCTAACTTGTAAGAAGGTAGCTTACCGTTCTTTAGCTCCCATAGCTTAGAAACTGCTAACATCAAATCAATACAATTTCTACCTACTATGGGTTGCGCCCAGTCTTTGTACTCGTATCTTAGTTGCCTCATGGGGGATAGTAAGTTTTCTTGTAAGCCACACACCCTGCAACGCTCTATGATTTGCTTTATGTCTGCACCAACCACATACCACCCAGTAATTATATCCGGGTCTTGTCTTCGCATGTGTTTGATAAAGTGTATAAGCATAGACCTTTCGTTCTGAAACGCCAATGCCGGTGTTTCGTAATCATACTCTCCGTATTTGTGGTGTAGCTCCCCCTGTCCTTCCTTAAGACCCTCTACTGATGGCTTGACAAACCAAACATATTCTTTATCAGTGAAGTTATCATAAACTACTATTACCCTAAGTTTATTAGTAGATGGCGACCACTCACAATCCATATACCATGTCCTATGTTTGTAGTTTTCTATAGGTTTGTTGCCGTCATTTATGTAGTCTGATAGGACACGATTGGTATATGGTATATTGGCTTCCCATGTGTCCCTTTCATCGGATATTTTCTTTATGTCAAAGGGACTAGCACAATCTATCTTGGTTAGTTTCTCACCGTACAGACCGACGTAGCCCCTTTCCCTTTTTACTACAGTATCTAAGTATTTATCTTCGTCTGTTCGCACGAAGCAGTAAGGCCAGTAACCAGTAATACTTTTTTCGTATCTTGAACCATCCTTGTTACGGCCTCTTACAATAATATCTCTGCCTCGACCACGCTCTATAATCATCAGACCAGCTCTACTTCGCTTCTATCCATCTTCATATGGTTACAGTTTTCACACTCCCATATATCTCCTTCCTCTACAGAGTCATAGAAAACAAACGAGAAGGTAGCACCACACATTTCGCAAACCATCCAAGGAAACTTTCTTTTCATGTATATCCCTACTATATTACGCTTATAAATTAGATGCTTGGAAGATGTAGTCACCATCTCCTAGAGATATTATCATAGGATAACCCATATCAGCATGGGTAAAGTCCCATATGCCTATGGTTATGTCATGAGTTAGGTTAGCAAAGATATGCTCAAGCCCACCGTTATAAGTAGCAGTAAATGGTGCTATAGTACCCGTCCTAATCACTGGTATTTCAGAGTTAGTTTTACCTTTAAGCTCTTGACCTACACTTATCATAAGTTTTGGTTCGTCGTACTCTATCCTATACTGGTTAAACTTCTGCCCATTCATAGAATCGCATCTAAAGGCTTCATACAGGGTTGTCGTGTTTAAGTCTGAGAAAACCCAAGCACACTCTAACAAAGAGCCGTCATTAGCAGTATAGGTTAGGTTATCAACATTTAACTTATTAGCAAGAATAGCGGACTTTTCCTCCCACTGTGCTATACTACTTGGATTGTGTGGGAAGGCCTTAGCTTCTTTACTAGCCGATAGTGTAGTCTGTTTATTGGTGGATTTGAAAGTAACTTTATCTTTCTTTGGTTCGATATTAAGAATACCACCATGATACTTCAAGACACCTAGAGTGGTTTGTATATCAGTGATTACTACTTCCCCTTCACCACTACAGGGTATAGATAAACGCATGATAGATGTCTGTCCGTCTTTCACTAGAGAAAGAAGGGCGAGTCTACCCTCACTTGCTTTTAGGATAACACTATGTACCTGTGAGATACTTTTACCGTCAATAGTTTGTTTCCTCTGAGCTAGATTTAAAAGCCATTTCAGAGAGTCTGTTTCTACTGTTATCAACCTAATCACTCTACCATGAAAGGAAGCCCGTACCACTCTACGTTGCCATTCTTTACACGAAGAACATCGTGTGTGCTACCAACCTTCTCTATGTTGTTACCCTTCATCTCCTCGATAGTGGCTCTTACAACCCACTCACCGTCTTGTAGGTTTCTATCACCTTCGACACCTGCCGCTGGGTCTGACTTCTTCATGTAGCGAGATAGGAATACCTGCTGAGAAAACTTTCTCATGGTTCCCTTCTCCCACTCTGGTCTAAACCCTACAGTCATGAGTACCTTCTTACCTGTACCGTCATCCATATACTGGGACACTGGCTTTAGGTGGAAAGTAAAATACACCTTAGCCACGTTCAAACTGTGTAGTCGTGATAGGATATTCCTGTAGAGTCTGTTGCGCTCTCTCCACTCCTTCTGATTGAAGGTATCACCTTCCTCGTCTATGATACCCCTAGCTAGTAACGAAGCCCTCATAGCGTGTTCGCACCACTTTAGGAAAGTAGAACCACCGTCAAAGATAACACCACCGATACTCTCCGGTGAGTCCTTTACTATGTTGGCTAGAATATTCACATAGTATGATGTCTTATCTAACAACGCCTTGTAGTCTACGTTATTGTCCTCATCAAAGATTGACTCATCAGTTTCATCGTGAAGCGGAAGCACCACAATGTTATCTTTGTTAGGGTACACGTAGTCTACAGTAGACTTTGCTGAGTTATCTACATCAAAGATATAGATAGTCTTACCATCGTTAATCTCTTTGTCTAATAGAGAAAGAGCAAGGCCGGTCTTAGCGGTGTTCTCATGACCAACGAAAGCACATCTATGTGTCACGGCATTCATTGAGTTGTTTGTGAATAACTCCCTGTAGTAAGCCTCATCGAATCTAGTCGTAGGCTCAACAGTCTTTGTCGTCTTTGTTTCTTTTGTCTGTGCTTGTGTTCCCCAGCTCATATCTATCCCTCAAATTATTATGGTTATAAACTACTCGGTTGGTGCTATGATAGCACAATCAGTCATCAAGACCAAGGCCGCTATTGATACTGCACTCTCTACACTGTTCAATACTACCTGCATTGGGTCAAGAACACCGTCCTTCTTAGCATCCTCTAACTCACCAGTTTTACCGCAAACGTAAAGGAAGTTACCTTCCTTAAGTTGTCGCCATCCATCAAACCCTATCCTGTAAAATTCTAAGTCAGCACCAGCGTTTTCTACGATAGTTTTCAGTGGCGTTTCCATAGCCTTCTTGAACAACAATCTAACATCTGTTGCTAGTGGAACCGTCGTCTGCATATCTTGAGCATAACGCCATAGTGTTGCGCCTCCGCCGACGACAACGCCGGACTCAAGAGCGAGCTTACAAGCATTGACCGCATCATCTACTCTCTCCTTAGTTTCTACCTGCTCAACATCAGAAGCACCCCCAACGTAAATCGTGGAGATGCCTGTAGTCATACGGTCTATCCTGTTCTGTGTCTGCTCCTTTACCCAGTCGTTTTCTTCTTCGTCTAACGCTTCTGTCAGCTCTAGTACATGGGTCGTAGGATATACCCGCCCTACGATAGTAGTGCTATTAGAAGCTGAGTGTAACTTCTCACACTCCCCTAGCTCCTCGCTAGTAGTCTTTATGATAGACTCATTTAAAGATGTCTTGAATAATTTACTACCTGTGAAGGCACTGATGTCTTCCAACCACTCTTGTTGTTGTTGTGCCATACCGGGTACTTTTACGATACAAACAGATACTTTACCCTGTACTATATTCACCAAAAGATTCTGTAGCATTTGTGGATTAACGTCGGGACAGAAGACAACCAATGGTCTTCCTTCCTGTATGCTTGTTTCTAACGCCGGTACTAACATATTGAAGCTCTCTATACGCTCAGTAGTAGTTAGTATTAGTGGGTTTGAAAAGTTACACCTCCCCTTACCAGAGTTAGCCATGAGAGTATGAATCATACCAGAGTTTATCTCTAGACCATTACTCGTTCTGACATAGGTTTCATGTGTAGGTGACTTCTCTATAGTGATACCACCACCAGTCTTCACTACATCAGCTATCAAAGTACCTAAATCTCGGTCATTGTTAGATGCTATGGTAGCAACATCTACTAGGTCGAAATCACTTATCGTATGCTTCTTGATGTATTCTGTGACATCTTCTAGACAATCCCTCAAACCATCACGTATTACTAAAGGTGATGTACCGTTCTCCATAAGAGTAAGAGAACCATTACACAATGTCTGTGCTATCAATGTAGCCCCTGTAGTACCATCACCAGACTTTTCCTGTGCTTCGGAAGCAACTTCTTTGAGAAGGTCAATACCCATCTGTACATACGGGTCTGGGTCGGTTACTGCTCTAGCTATGGTAACGCCGTCATTTAGAATGACGGGCATACCCATAGGGTTCTGTACGATAACTGTTCTAGCTTGGGGTCCGAATGTACCCTTCACGGATGAAGCCAACTTATTAACACCCTTGAGTAGCTTACTTCTTGCTTCTGCTCCTGTAATTATTGTTTCCATAATTATACCTCCAACAACTCTACTTCTTCACCGGATAACACCGCACCTATGGCACTGTAATGTGCCATGAGTGGCGATGTAGGGTTGGAAGGCTCTACCTTGTTTAGCTCTGTAGGATTTACATTTAAGCTAACTATATCTGCTTGGTAAAGCTCGACGGGAACGAACCCACCGACACTTAGAACGACAAAAGGCGCATCAATTACTAGGCCGTAGTCGCTGACCTCTTCGTGCTTTGTCACAAGAACAAACTCACCTAGAGCCTTCCAACTCCTTTCCATCTACGCTTCCCACCCTTCGCTTACTGGCTCATCAGTGAAGTCGGGTGTGACCATCTGTTGCACTTCATCAAAAGCCCACCAACCATTTACGGTCATGCGGTCCTCATCTTCCCTACTTCTCCAAGCCTGTCCGTGTATGAGTAGCTTAGTACCCACACCGAAGGATGGAATCTCGTCGCAATAGACATCTATCGTACCTGCCATAGATGTGATGTCAATGTCACCACATACTAGGATAGCACCGCCCTTATCTCTTGGGTCTATGTGTATCACTTCTGTAACAGTGGCACAAGTCCTGTCCCACCAACCGTCAGTACCGTTGTGTGTATCGTAATACTGCCTAAGAGCCGATAGGTTAGGTAGCATATTGTCATCGCCAATCAACCCACCGATAATATCTAGAGGTGAACCACTGAAAATGTTTGCCAAATCTGGGTTTATTGTAGGTATAGATACATCAGCGTTTATGTAACACCTTCCGTTTCTACCTGTCTTTAGTGGTATGTTTAGTGGAGTGAAGGTGGGGAATTGTCTGTCTGCTGACTTACCACTACCGCTGACCTTGATTAGCGATAGCTCGTTGTCGCCATGCTTTCGTCCGTAGAACAAGCAAGTCCTCTCTCTCTCATCCTGTGGTCGAGGCGCACCGTACTTGAAGTTTGCATCTCCACTAGGGAATGTTGGGTTGTTCTTGTCCCACACAACGTAGAAGTGTGTGTTAGCATCTAGTTGCATGGTGTGGTTTGGTAGAGCTGATACGTCGCTCTCTGCACCGAAGCCAAACATCTCAGCGGAGAGTCTGGTATATGAGCCATCGTGATTGTCCTCAAATAGAATGACAGAACCACTATTCACTAGAGCCATCCTAACTTCCTGTGGTGCTGAAATCATCTGGTTCTTCATCTTGTTGTATAGAATCTTACCCCACTCCTTCGGGCGTGGTACAGAGATAAACATACCCTCGTATGTGTCTGCACCTGCTCGGCGCATCCTAGCATTTTCAGAGGTTATGTTCCTACCTGCTACTCTAAGAGCGAGGATGAAGCAATCCTCGTCCGAGCGACCTGCATTCTTCCATGCTGGTCCCTGTTCTGCAAGAACCTCATCGGCCCTCGCTCGCACCACATCGGGTGCGACATTCAGTGTCTTGGCTATATTGTTCAACATATCGTCACTCATTTTTGTCACCTGTTACATTTCTTTCGCATTTTTTCACGGATATAAACATTACGTTATCATCATCCTTACATAGTTAGCCTTGACAATATCCTCATCAACACCGTCTATGATATCTCTTTCTGCCGTGATACTTGCATCAACGACTTGGAGTTTAACGTCTGTTCTATTAGTCCCTTCATCTATGGTGGTTTGCATAACCTTCCTTACTATCTTTCTGATATCCCCATCTAACATCTTTAAAGAAGTATCAAAGTCTTTATCATTTATACATAGTGTAAGGAATACTTTTGTGTTAAAGTTTCTTTCAGTAAGAGAGAGAAGGAAGTCGTGTGCTGAGTCTGCATCGTCTGGTTCGATAGAGGCAAACGCTTGTAGAGCATTGATAGCATTTCTTAGGTCGCCTTCGTGCGCTTCACAAATTAGATTGAGTTGCGAGTATGTTATGGTTACACCTTCTGCCCCACAAATATATTCCAACCTTCCTTTCATGGCCTCTTTGTCTATGGGTAAGAAGTGTATCTGCAAACACCTTGACTTAATCCAATCACTTACTTTACTGATATCATTACACGCTAGTATGAAGTAACCGTGTGCGTTTTCGATAACACCCTTGAGAGCCGACTGTGCTTCTGGTGTAAGTTGGTCTGCCTCATCCAGCAGTATTATTTGACTGTGGTTCCCAGAGCCGGTAAGTGGTATAAGCTCCTCCTCTACAAATGCTATACCCCTAGTCTTTTTAGACGAAGCATTGAATGTGTGTATGGTGTAGTCTAACTCTTTAGCTATGACATGAGCTAGTGTGGTCTTACCTCGACCCGCCCCCCTGCTATGTAATAGTAGGTGTTGCATATTATGAGTAAGATACTCTAGCTCCTTAGCACCGCCCACCAACTCATCAAAGGTCTGTGGTCGGTACTTGTTAGCCCATAGTTGGTTCATAAACTATGCTCAACGATTACGGATATAAACTTACACTTTATTCTCAGTTATGTAGGCTATGCCACTATCGTACAAATCTATTAGCTCTGCGTTAGATGGCGTACCCATAGGCTCACCCGATGTTCTTTTCACCATAAGAGAAAGAACAATACCGGACAGGACTCCACGAATAAAATCGTCCGATAGCTCTAACATTTCATCTTCAAATTCTTCTTCATCAAATGCTTGTAGTAGGAAACTTCTGATTAGAGAAGCATCAAACATATTTTCTTGGGTCATTATTCTAGTGAAGTCCAAGCCTCTGTTGTTGTGCATCATAGCCGAAACAATTGTGTGAATGTCATCACGCATTTTGCCTACCATTATAACCATACCCTAAATGTAATATTAACCCTTTCTAATACAGTGAAGACACATCTTTGTTTCTGGTGGGAAAACACGTATCTTGCCACACTCGCATTGTTCAGCTACTCTCCTCTGCTTAGGTGTCATAACCGTTAGACTACGGGTATAAACTATTTCATCTCGGTGTTGTATAAGTGAACGGTCAATATCATAGACTAGGTGCTTGGCCTTGGTTCCAACGGCGTTCTCTACCATCTCTGAACCGACTGGTATTATCTGTGGATTCTTCGATAACAAAGCCGATAGACTATGAGGAGAGGGTACTGCTCGTACATTCTTCTCGGAGGATAGTTTCTCTGCTACACCCTCCTTAGTCATAGCACCATGCTCCCATAGTATATCTACTATAAGTCGCCGTACACGGCGGTTATTAGCACTCATGTATAAGGGTTAGTGTTTAGGTATTATAAGTCGTTCCCAACGTCTGCCCATAAAATACCATCTGCAAAGGAATTCTCCTCGTACTGACGGGGGGTGTCGCAAGCGTCTTGTTTTATAAATTTTATTGGTTTTATGTAAAATTGCGGAGATAATAATATGATAATTATTTCTATTAATGGGTACAACAAACCCAATGATAAAAGGAAGGTAAATAAATAACAGAAGTCCGTTAGAGCCATGACATAACCTTCTGTTTAGTTCGCTTCATACCCTTCGGTATGTCGCCACTATCCCTCACTTTGTTAGCTACGGTTATAGAGTTTTCCAGAATGACTTGCCAATGTTGGTCAGTGCTTCTGAAAATCTCTGGTCGCTCTTTACTTTTACCCTTTTTCTTAGGCCACTTTACTCTGGCTCTGCTAGGCTTGATGCCGTAGATTAGTGATGCTTTAATGTATTCATCCGGTAAAGTGTATAGTACCTTTGCTATTCGTCGCCAAACACCTATGTCATCTACGTTCTCCTTCAAGAACCAAAGCAATAGTTGTGTTGGTTGTTCTCTGTATAATTCTTTTACCCTATCTCTATTATCCCAGTTAAGCAAAGCACGAACCAATACAAAGGCATCATCCTTACTTTTACCCTTAAGGTTATCATCCACCACACACATATCCTTGGCTTTCTTGTTGAGCTTCGGCTCTTTATCTGTTACCACGACAAGTTTGTTCCTTATGACGGGCGACCACTGGATGACATCATCAGAAGAAAACTTATCAGAGTGTAGTATGTAAGTAGTTTCTTTTAGGTTAGGAATACTATCTAGGTTGTTGTACATTAGGATTTCATTGTCGCTTCTGAACGGAGTTGCATCCTTTGTGAAGATAATCATTCTTGGTCCCTCACGAATGGGTCATGACCGTAGATATAATCCTCCACTCTTTTTAGCTGACTACCCGATAGATTCCAGACATCACATATTGATGTCTTAGGTACTTTGTATTCCGCATGATGCCACTGGATTCCCTTCGGTGTTATCAAAGCCATTACCCCATCTTCAATCATAGCTTGTATTAGTTTAGGTATTTCTTCCTTAAATATAGGGCGAGTGGCAAAGTATCTGGTGGGTTGCACCCTCCACTTCTTCATTCCAGAACCTCGTATTCAACATCAATGGGTGTGGTTAGTAGGTTTAGCTTTCTCTCCACATCGTCTAGTAGTTTTGGTTGGTCTGCCAAAGTTTCTACAAGAATCCTACTGACATCACTGAGCTGATTATTTACTAGCAGTAATTGAGAATCAACCCCTATCTCTTTCTTGAGCTGACCCACTAGCTTTAGCGATGCGTTGGCCTGTGCTATCAACCTAGAGGCATCTGCTACAAACTCTGATGTGATACCCCCCTCTGCCTCCTTACGCTCCTCTAGCTCGTCCAAGTAGTTTCTAATCCTAATCACAATATCCTCTGCTGAGTCTAGGGTATTGATGGATTGGGAACGTGCTTGTTCCATGTGCATAGCCTCGGTAGGGTCGTATTCCATATGTGAGTCCATGTGGTTTATCACTGTCCCGTCGGGCCAGTTATATTTAGCCTCAAGATAACTAGGTGATGTGTCGTCGTTGAATACCTGCTTCTCCAATTCCTTTCTGTCTTTATGCTCACACATCTCACAACCGCCGGTAAGAACCCAACGTAATACTTCTATGGCAAAAGCATCATTCTCAGTAGCTAACCTTCTCTGTATCTCTATCTTTGTCTTCATCAGTTTCCACCCCACATTATAGGCTCACTAGCTTCTGATACTGGCCCGAACCTACAAATGACTCCCTTACGACCACGCCTTTTAACACTCGGTTCTACTTCACTATACCAAGTCTGCCCCTCTAGGTTCTCTATGAGCCATCTCTTAGCACTTTGGTAATCGCCAGATGTTATCATACGGCTAATCTCTTTTAGTAGTTGTGACTTAGGTACATCCTTCATCCAGAAGGTGCTACGCATAAGCTCAAGGTCTGCATCCATGACTCGCCTTCTCTGTGCTAGAGATTGATTGAGTATGGCCTCTAGCTTCTCATCTAGTTTTATGATTAAAGGTTCTCCGCCACGATAGGTAGGTTGCATCATAGCGTAGCCTATACACATTCTTCTGAATAGGTCTGCCTCAAAGGAACGCACATCTGGTCTGTCTATCCACTCCATGATGCCGTCATCAAACAATATACCCGTAGGTGGATTCCTAACGGCTTCGTGCATTCTGTTTCTTATCCATTCTTTTATCTCAATATTAAGATTGGCAACGGCCACCCTCTCATCCTTCTGCATGTTGGCCTGTGCATGTTGGGCCAGTTTGTACTGCCTCTCTTTCTCTGGGGTCATCTCTATGTCTATGATGAAGAACCTTCGGTCTAGTCCAGAGTCAAGCTCAAACCTAGCGGGTTGTGTTCCAGCCCATACTGTGTATCGTGTGGTGTATCTAACCCACCCGTTTCGCATAGCCTTCTGTACCCTACCGTTGTCTAGGCTTGTGAGTAGTTGGTTCTTCATGTCTAGGCTATGGTCTTTCTTAGACGCATCAGACATAGATGAGAATTCCTCAAAGCCGAGGAAGCCACCACACATCTCTCTAGCGATAGGTCGCCCTGCTATCTCACCCTCATCGTCTACTGAGCCAAACATACCTGCCTCTGTGATAGAGTTAGCCCCCATCATAGTCCTCATGCCCTGCCCTAAGTCAGCGTTAGAGTTGTACACAAGCCCTGTGCCTTCTGCTAGGAACATGAGGATGAGTACCGACTTACCGCTACCCTTAGCTCCTCTCATCAGTATGTGTATGCGTGTGTCTGGTAACTGTGACATAGGAGTGTAGAAGGGTACGTTGTTGTGCCTCAGTGGGCAGTTTTCTATAACGAAGTCATTGTTCTCATCTACCAATGGACTGTCTGGGTCAAAGTCACAACGGCTACATTTGTTCAGAGCATTGAATATGTGACCCCCGACACTACACAAGAAGATAGGTATTTTATCCTCGACATCAACGAAGTAGTTTCTCTGTGCAAACTCAATAGTTTTATCGAAAATATTCATTGTTGATTACCCCCTATGTGTTCCGCCAGCTTTAGTGCATCCATCATCTCACTGTAATAAACAGTGTCGTACTCAAGACCATGAACGTCATACATGTAATCTAGCAACCTGTCTGCCTCTGATATGTTTAGGTAAGTGGTGTTGTCGTTACCACAAAGCACTAACCAAACTCCTCGGATTGGGTTGGTACAGAAAGAGTTGAACAGGCTACACATAATCCAAGTGGGCGACGGCACTATCAGTTGTAGGTCATCAATGACATCACCATTAGTAAGTTGTAGTGTGGTATCTTCTGGTTCTTGATAATCATACACAATCAATTCGTTTGGTGGTATCTGTGGTTGGTCATCGTAGATGAAATTCTGCATGACGTGTGATGTCAGATACACTAGCTCATCCACTCCTCTTTTACTGCACTCGGTTATGATGTCCCTCATCACTGGATAGTTATAGAGCCATGATTTAGTTTGCTCTGGTGACGGCGTGTAGGCGTGAGATATTCTTAGGATAAAGTAACGTCGTCCATCCAAGTTACGCATCTCGTACAACCTCCACTCTGGGAAGGTAGGTAGTGGCAAACTGTTCATCGGCTCTACTTGATGTAGCTTTGAGAATATCTTACAGACTGGTTCTTGCTCCCCGACAAGACTAGCACCCGCTACGAAGGAAGCGTAGCCCGCCTCACCTTGATAATAAACGACTAGAGTAGTCGGTTCCCTTTGGTTTGGAAATTCAAGGACTCCATTGATTATGGCTTCTTCCGTCCATACAAAGTCAGTGTCGCCAGTAGTGGATATTATTTTACTCATCTAATCTCTCCTTCATCTTTTCTTGTAGGAACATGGGAAACTTCTTCATAGGTTTCCTTGAGGCTATAGCTCGACGTACTGCATCATCTAAAGGGCGCACGTCCCACACACCTAGTTTCCTTTCCTCCCCAATCTTCTCAAACAATACCGATGCCCTTAGTATGCAACCAAGAGATACTGGGGTAGTACCGTAGTTATACCCGAACCTGTTTGAGTAACAATCAGAGTTGTACCAATCACATATGTCCGTAGATGTCATCGGGCCGTTCTCTTGTAGATACTCATACACCTTTGATTGTAGTCGTTTGGTCTGCCCTCTGCCACCCATGTCCTGTCCTCTCCTGTCACGGTTATAATTATTTTTGTTACGTGTCACAAGCGTAAAAAAATAAAACGCTTTACTGCTCTCCATATTTTTATTTCTTTTATTTCTTCAAAGATGTTTTAGATTACTTTCCTTCTTTATCTTAACACACTATTGAATTAATTAAATAATTACTAGATAGGCTTTCAGTATCACGTTTTTTTATTTATGCGGTGTTGAAATCAAGAAAAAGAATTGTCTACCTTTGTCATAAATGTTTCTTCATTTAACTGTAGGCTCATACCGTTCTCATCTACTGATACTATATCAGACAAAACAGTATCACCCTTCCATTCAAAGGCAACACTTACAGGCCAGTGGCCCTTACCTTTTTCTCTCATCAGCTCGCATATCACCCACATCTCATCTATCGTCATCGTCATATTAGTAACCCCGTATTGCCCACGTATAATATTCTTTCTGTAATTTAGTTTTATCGTGAAAGTCATTGAGCCTGTCTGCATTCATCATCTTCCTTTCGATACTCTCTGGTAAGTGATTAGCTTCTAAGTATTCGCTAAAGTTATCTAGGTTAGAGTCTATCCTTTCTAGAACATCACCAAGCTCCCCTGCTTCTATCGTATGAACCCACCCAGATACTCTATGGTAGTCCTCTACAAGCATAGTAGCACCACTTGGCGTTTCCAACACACCCCAAAGATAGCTATTGTTATTCACTGATAATATATTTATGGAAAAACCATAGGGTCTTTGCTTTTTTGTGAAGCGTAGATATGGGTATATCCTACCCTTGTAGCTTAGTTTGGGTAAGCCTTCCTTGTGGTACTCCGACAAGTAATTAGCGTGTATGAAATCGTATGTTGTTTGGAGATACTTACTACCGGTAACTGATGAAACGACATGGTTTATCAAACCCTTGTCATGCCATATGTCTATCGCCATCTTTGGTTGGCTATCTATGTAGCCCTGTAGTATGTACTCTAGTGGCGGTCTACCATATACATACTCGTCATCTTCAACAAGGCTTTGCGGTACGTCATAGATAGTCTGCATCATTTCTCCATACTTCAATGTTGGGTCTATACACTTCAAGAAATTGAAAAGGATATATCGGTCTGTTATCTTGTACTGTTTGTTGTGTTGGGATAGTAATATCATTGGGTGCTTTTTACTATTACTTTTAACCTTATTATATTCCCTAGCCTCTACGACCTTCAAGCCCCTAAGACTTAGTGACTTGTATCTACTGCTCATTAGCATCCCTCGACTGTCTGTTTTTGGCCTTGACTCTGTTAGCTCTACTCATGGTACTCTTGAATTCCTTTACCATGTACTGAGGAGTATTCTGCTTGAAGGAACCTATACTCATCCATTTGGTACAGTCCTCTACTAACTGCCTAAGCTCATTGACTTCTTTGTTGTCAGTGTATGGGAAAAACTCTTTGGCTTTCTCTGCCTCTTTATTTTTATCGTCAAGATAATCTTTGTACTTCCTCATATCTCTGCACCTTCCTCATCGTAGTAGTATCTATTTACCTTGTACGTCGTAGTACCATACTGGGTGAGAGTATCACTCAACCTCTCTCTTACATCACCCTTCCTTATGCCCTTCATACCCCTAATCAGATTACTGATATGTCTAGCATTAGTGATGTACTTCTTTCTCTTGGGGTTCATCCTTTGTAAAATCTGGTCTGCCGTAAGACCATCTGGATTTGCCTTGAGAGTCCTTATTATCTCGTTTCTAGCTCCTTCCTTTCTCATAAAATTCCCACTCTTTTTGTATGTATAAGTATTTCTATTCTGACTCGCAAGCGTCAATAGCATCTACGATATCACGGTCTACATGGGGCATGGGTTGCATTGAACCTACTTCTTCTATCAATCGCTGAACGTATATTGATGCGTCCATTAACTCCTCTTGAAGATGTATGAGCCACTGTTCAATGGTAAGGTCTTCCCTCTCCATTGTAACGCCGTACTTAGCCTTACCCGATACCGCTCTTTTCCGCATTTTGAATATTACTTTTTCCTCTATTCTACTCATAATCATCACCAAATCTTTTATCATATTGTTCTTTACTACATGTAAAAAGGTACGGTCCTGTTGGCTTCTCCCTATACATCTTGAATGGCTCCTGTCTGCATATCTTACCTACGAAGGAGTGAAAATTCATAGTGCCTCTTTGGGTACGGTAAAGGTTGCCGTTCTTGTAGGTCATGTTCTCATAGATGTTAGAAGCAGTACAGGCTTTGTTCTGTTTAACCAA